CTCTTAGCTCTAGTTGTCGCTGCGTACTCTTGGGGTGATAGAGCCTTGATTGCAGCCTCTGGAAGATAGCGTTCTCCAGTTTTGCTACTGGGTTTACCACTCTTTGTTCTCCACTTCTGTTTAGACCATGATTTAAGACTTCGTTGACTTTTTGCGAGTGCCATTCTTTTTTGCCTTACTAGGTAATATACCTTTGTTTACGGCTCTAGCTCTTTCACTAAAACCTAGTTTCTTGCCTGTTTTAAGCTTTTCTCTTATTGTTGACAGTTTTGCTACCAACTCTTGCTCTCTTTAATTGTTGCTTTGCTCTTTTGGCTATACCTGCTTGTTGAGGTTTACCACCGTACTTACTTCTCTGTTCCATAACTGTAAGTATCTGTATCTTACGAGCGTAAGGTTTATTTATCTTTTTTACTTTTCTAGCCGTAGCTCGTGCATCTGCAGGAGTCGCATACTTTATACTAACTGTGTCCCTTGGATTTTCATCAGTATAAAGTCTGCGTCCTGACCCTTTCGGCTTTTTGCCTGTGCCAGTTTTAGGGTCTTTAGCGATAGCCTCCCCCTTTGGCTTTGTACTGCTTCGCTAACATCTGTGCTTTTCTCGCACTCCACTGACCAGGCTTTCCCCCCTTAGAACCTGCTTTAATTCTACTGAATAAAGCTTTCCTCATGGTAGGCTTGGTATAGTTACCTGCCTTGTTTACGGTAGACTTAGCCATACGACTAGCCTTTCATTATTTTATAGCCTTTGGCTTTCGCTGCAGCTCTGAGTTGAGGAACAGTCATGCCACCTGCTGCGTAGCCTTTT